CAGCCCCCGTTCTTAAGAAGTTGGAAGAGGTACAAAAGGCTGCTGAAACGGCTGCTATTAACAAGAGAGCAGAAGAACTGCTTCCTAACTTCAAAGGTACTATTGATCAACGTGCAAAACTCTTGAAATCAGTTGGTTCCGATGAAGACTTGATTGCACTGCTGGTTGCTGCTGACAAACTGTTTGGCAAGACTTTTGAAGAGTTAGGTAAAGCAGATGTTGATGGTTCTATGATGGACCCCAACCAGAAACTTACGGCTATGGCTAAAGCCTATGCTGCCGAAAAGAATACTACCTTTGAAAAGGGTTATGCCGCAGTCTTGAATACTAAAGAAGGCAAAGACCTCTACAAAGAAACCCTGAAAGCATAAGGAAAAAACATGGCGTACATGAATGACGTAAAGACCCGCACGTTTGAAGCTGGTCAAGCACTCCCAACTCAATTCCTCTGGGTTACTATGGCCGCAGATGGTCAAGTTGACCCTGTAGGCACCCTTGGGCTTCGTGCTGATGGTGTGTTGCTCACCCCTGCTACTGCTGCTGGACAGGCCGTTACAGTGGCCTACGATGGTCGTGTGAAGGTGCTGGCTGGTGGCACTATCGCTCGTGGTGCTGCTGTTGCAGCTAACGCTACGGGGCGTACTGTGGCCGCTGCTACTGGCAACATTATCTTGGGTTATGCCGAAGAAGCTGCCGTAAACAACCAAATCATCACAGTTCGTATTGAACGTGCTGGCACTGCATCTGCCTAATTGATATAACAGAGTAAAGGATACACAATGACTCTGCCTCTTAATGCCGCTTCGGTTCACATTGACCAAGCACTGACCAACCTGACTATCGCTCATTTGCAGGATGCGTCTAACTTTATCGCTGACCGTGTATTCCCGCGTGTCTCTGTCGATAAGAAGTCGAATAAATACTACATTTATGATCGTGCCCACTTTAACCGTGCTGATCAGGTGAAGAAGCGTTCGGCTGGTACTATGGCTAACACCATCGGTATGCAAGTATCGAACGATAGCTACTTCACGGAAGTTTATGGCCTTGCTATGGACTTCGATATGGAGACGCTGGCAAACGAAGATGCTGCTCTTAATATCCGCGCTGCTGGTGCACAACTGCTTACTACGCAAATGCTTATCCACCGTGAAGCTGCTTGGGCAACCAAATACTTTACGTCTGGTGTTTGGGGTACGCAATACACTGGTGTCTCTGGGGCACCTATTGCTGGACAAGTTAAGCAGTGGTCGTCTTACGTAGATTCTACGCCTATCATTGATATGACCAATGCCCGTAGAGCAATGCAACTCAAGTCGGGCGGGTTTAAGCCTAACGTAATGGTTGTGGGTAAAGAAGTCCGTGATATTCTGGTAAACCACCCGGATATTCTGGAACGTCTGAATGGTGGTGCTACGGTTACTAACACCGCCCTGATTACGGACTCGAAGCTGGCTGAAATCTTTGAAGTAGAAGAGTTTCTGGTTATGGAATCGGTGCAGAATACTGCTGCCGAAGGTCTGGCCGAAAGCAACGCTTTCATTGGTGGTAAGTCTGCTGCTCTGTTCTATCGCCCTCGTGCGTCGGGTCTGATGATCCCTTCGGCTGGTTATACCTTCACATGGGATGAACTGGAAAATGCTACGGGCTTTGGTGTGCAGATTAAATCGTACACTGGTGACTTCTTGGCTGTCCAAGGGATTGCCGAAAAGATTGAAGCTAACCTCGCCTATGACCAAAAGATCGTATCTGCTGATCTGGGTGTTTTCTTCGCCACAATCGTAGCCTAAGATAGAAGGGAGTTCTTATGACCCGATACACTAGACCTCCCTTCCAATTTGATAAGCCCCTGTTTTGCAAAGTTCCGCTACGTGCTCGTGGTAGAGTTTGGGAAGCGGGGGCACAATTCAAGTGGAAAGAAATGAAGATTGACGCTCGTAAAGTACAGATTATGTACACGGATGGTCAATTCTACCACTCTGACGAATTGGAAGAAAAGCTGGCCCCTGCTATTGGAGACGGTCTTGATGAACTAAACATTGAGGCACTTCACAAGCTTGTGGACCAAATTAACGCAAAGGTAAAGTTACTAGCTAACGATAAAATTAGGTTCTGTAAAAAATCTAATATTAAAGACAAGCAGGCTGGTTTGATCCGATCTTGGAGACTTTACCACGGTGAACACGAATAATAACGGAGTCGGCCCATGTGGACATACAACGCTACTGACTTGACCACTGCGACCTCTAGTGGCCGACTCAACTCTACTAGATTGCTTGTTGGTGACACTGATACATCTGCTCAACAGGTTCAAGACGAAGAGATTACTTTTGCTCTGGCACAGACCGGAGAAAATATATACAACGCAGCTTCTTTTGTTGCTAGGCTTCTTGCCTCTAAATACGCTAGACTTGTTGACACGCAACTGGATGGCGCTCTTATGGCTAACTACAGCGATAGGGCAAAACAATATAACCTTCTGGCAACTCAACTAGCGGAGTTTGGTAAGAAAGCTTCTGGACGATCTTTAGGTGTGTCTGCTGGTGGTGTTCCAAATACACCTATCTTTACTGTTACACAGTTTGATGCAGAGGTATCTAATGTTTGATCCCTTTACTCTAAACCAAATGCTTCAAGACTTTGGTAGGGACGTGACACTTAGAAAACTATCTGCATCAGCTTATGACCCCGTTACGGGTGACGTTACTAGAACACCTACGGATTACACAGTAAGAGTATACTTCTACAATGATGTACCTCAAATGGTAGAGTTTACTAACGTAGCCTACGGCTCTAAACGTGTTGCTATGAGTGCTAGGTTGACTAACGGCAGTCCTACCCCTACACCAGATATTCACGATCAAATCCTATACTCCGGGGATACTACTTCAATTACCAAAGTCTCTCCTATTTCATCTAACAATAACGTTATGTGTTTTATTCTACATACGGACGAATAACATGGCACAGGGTAGAGCCTCTGGACAATCCTTCTACAAACAACTGAATAAAGTTAAAGAGGGTTTAGATCAAGTAGTTCCTATCTTTATGGAAAAGGTTGTTACGGAGGTTGTAAGATTATCTCCTGTCCTCTCTGGTGAGTATATCAAGGCTCACACTATTGAAGTGGGTGTTAGAAGTCCCGGTGGTCAATTAGCAGGCGCTTTTAGAAAGAACCCTGAAAGTCAAAACCCGCAAGCAGAAAGAGACGCTGCTTTATCCTCTTTAATAGCGCAAGTACAATCTATGTCTAAAGACAATCCTGTTGTAGTATTAAGCAACAGAGTACCACACGCTTACAAAGTAGAATATGCTGGTTGGGGGTCAACACCACCTTACCTAGTTTACCAAACAACATTGTCTCGTGCTGCACAATTCCTAACTGACGCTAAACAAGAAGTGGGCCTTAAATGACAATCATTAATGATATTAGGGCTTGCTTAGACTACAGAATTAACACTGCTGTTTTAGGTTCTATCCCTATTGCCAACCAAAATCAGAAGTTTGTACCTGTAACAAACCAAACCTTCCTAAAGACTACTTTTGTACCTACATTAAGGCGTCCTGCTGTTAGGGGACTAAACCCACAACAAAGGTATGATGGCCTATATAACATTCTTATCTGTACGCCAGAGGGTGAGGGGTCAGGTAACGCTTATGATCTTGCTGACACACTCTTAGGTTTGTTTGAAGCAACCGCAGATATTCCACACCCTAACTACCCGTCAACTGACGTTATCGTACACATAGACTATTCGGAGTTAGACAATAGCTTCTTGGACAGTCCTTATTTCTGTACCCCAATCAACATCGCATGGTATGCTTATAGATAAAGGAATAACATATGCCGTTTTCACAAGGGAACCGCGCTGGACTGTCTTACGTCCCAGAAGTAACTTTTGGTACTACCCCCGGTACCCCATCTTTCGTATCTCTACCTTACACAAGTCACACACTTAATCTTGCTAAAGAACGTGTTACTGGTAATGACCTTCAAGTAGACCGTATGACTAGGGTTGACAGACACGGAAACCGTTCTGTTGCTGGTGATATTGTTGTTGACTTTCGTAAAGCTGACTACGACCCATTCTTAGAAGCTGCTTTCTTCAACACCTTCTCTACCAACGTACTAAAGATTGGCACTACACCAAGGTTCTTCTCTATTGAAGACGCTGCTACAGATATTGCACAGTTCCGCTTGTTTACGGGTATGAGCGTATCCAGCCTTGCTGTCTCTATCAAACCTAACCAGATGGTCACAGGTACTTTCGGTATGGTCGGTCGTAATATGACCATTGGTGGTACTTCTCTCGACCCTATTAAAACCGCTGCTTCTACTAACCAACCTTTCGATTCCTATTCTGGAATTATGGAAATTGGTAACTCTGGTGTGGCTCTTACAGCGAGTGCTATTGTTACTGGCATTGACTTTACCATTAGTAACGAACTGGCCCCTACGTTTGTTGTAGGTTCTGCTATTACGCCACAACTTGAATACGGCATGGCGATGGTAGAAGGTACTATTACCGCATACTTTGAGGATGCTACTCTTATCAACCGCTTCATTAACGAAGTGCAGACTGGTCTTAGAGTGTCTGTTGATGATCCTACGGGACTATCTGACTACACCTTCTTCTTCCCTAGGGTTAAGATCAATGCTGCTGATGTTCCTGTAGAGGGTCCAACCTCTCGTATTGTCACAATGCCTTTTGTTGCACTGTATGATACTGTAGAGAACACTAGCGTATCTCTTACTCGCTCCGTCTAAGAATCCCGCAAGGGTAGGGGCTGTTGCTTGTCGGGGGCAATGGCTCCGCTTTATCTTAAACCCGACATACTTTCACACAATAAAGGACCACCCGACATGGCCGATCTTAAAGCACTAGTCCCAAGTGACACTTTCACTTACGAAGTTAAATCCCCTAGAGATGGTAAGCTTATTCTCAAAGATGATGGCAAGCCTATGACTGTCACAGTCTTTAGCCCCTACTCTGACGTGTTTCGTCAAGTCTCGCATGACCAAGCTAAAGCCCGTATTGCCAAGATGAAAGATAAACCAGACGTTGAGATTACTCCGTCTGAATACCAAGAGTATGCACTGGATACCCTAATTGCCTGTACGCAAAGTTGGGATTTGGTCTTCGATAAGAAGAAGGTTCCTTTCAGTCCAGAAAAAGCCAGAGAGATTTACAAAGCCCTGCCTTGGTTGGTTGAGGATTTGAAGGGGGCACAAGATAATATTGCAAATTTTTTCGCGAAGTAAGCGAGCAACTTATCACTTATGCTGAATGGGATTTTGCTCTAAGTATAAAAGATAAGAATGGCGTTAGCGAAAGAGAACATTTAAAGCAGGTTGAGGCCCAAACCAAAAGAACTCCACTTGCTCTACAACCACCACCTTTCCCAAATACGTTGTTATACCTGTGGGAGTGGGCTATCCAACTAATCAATACTCGTGGTGACAGACCTGTATCTTTTTCAGAGGTTAAGTCTTGGTCAGAACTTATGAGTATTAAGTTATCTGGTTGGGAAGTTCAACTCATTATGCAATTAGATTCTACCTATTCAGGAGTTATCAACCGTGTCAGACATTAACATTTCTGTTGATCGCTCCGAGATTACAACTGCACAAAAGGCTCTTGAGACTTTCGGAGATACTTTTGCTAAGGTTGTACAAAGAGTAGTTAGAGAAGAAGCACAAGTTACAAAGGCATTAAAGGCCAGTGCTACGGTAATTGAGAAAGCGGTAGATCAACAGATCAATCAGTTAAACACTGGTTGGCTCACTGCACAAAAGCAAAAAGTAGCCCTTATGGAAAACAGCCGTAAGATGGCTGAAAGACAGGCTGCTGCGGAAGCTAAACTCTCTGAGGAATTAGAGAGACAGGCTATTGCTTTTCAGAGGGCTAAAGCTGATACAGCATTTGCTCTAGGTGCCCAACGTGCAGAAGAAGAGGCTGCTGCTCTACAAAGACTTAATGCAGAAAAGACGCAAGCTGCTGCCAGAGAAGAGTTTCTTAAGTCTAGATACGATCAGTCTTACGCAGCTATGCGTATTTACAAGACCGAAGTACAGCTTCTCAATGAAGCATTAGAATCTGGGGCTATTGATCAAAGAATCTATGCAGCAAATATTGATAATCTTAACAACCAACTAGCTAAGGGTTCTGGGGCTTTCTCTCAATTCAACTTGCACCAGAATCAAGCTGCATCTAGAGCAAATCAGTTAGGTGTTGTTGTTCAACAGACTGGTTATCAAGTGGGTGACTTCTTAGTTCAGGTGCAGTCCGGTACTAACTGGATGGTTGCTTTTGGACAACAGGCTACACAGTTGGTGGGTACTTTACCTTTGCTTTCTGACAGCCTTGGTATAAGTGCTGGTAGACTTATTGCTATCTCTACTGGACTTGGCATTGTGATCCCTCTTATTACCGCTTTGGGTGCAGTTTGGATGAGGTCTGGTGAACAAGCCAGTGGCTCTGCTAAAGCTGTAGACGAATACACCCGCGCTATTCAAGCTGCACAGTCGGAAATTACAACGCTTTCCGATAAACTTTTGGAAATGAGATTCCCTGATCTTTCAGATGCACAAAGGCTTATTAATGTTCAGATAGATGAACTAGTGGCTAAGGCGGGGGAACTGCGTCAGAAAATAGAAGACATTAGCGGTGCACCTTACGTAGAACCTTTGAGACTCCAGCTTTACGAAGACTTAGAGGCTGTTGAAAAAAAGTTGTTGGACATTCGTAACAAGTACGGTGACATTTCTGAGGGGCAGGCTGACCTAGCCCTTGGGGCGGCTGAACTAGCAAGGTTTACAGAGCGTCAAAGACAAGCTGCACAGAATGTTCTGATCCCCTTGAGAGAGCAGAATGAACGTGTTCAAGCTATTAAAAACATCCTTGATAATATCAACGGTATGTCTCTTCAAGTCAAACTGAATATTGATACTATTGTCAGTGGCTTGCCTAGTTGGGCTACAAGTCTTTGGGATCAATTAGGAGAGGTTGGCAGACAAGGCAGGGCTGAAACTTTAGGCTCTGCTGGACGTGCAGGTAGTTCTCCCCCTAGAAGGCCCCAAGACATTGACTTTGGTACGCCAGAGCCTTCCTCTGGTGGCGGTGGGGGTGGTTCTGGTGGGGGTTCAGACTCCCGTGTACAATCTCTTATTGAGGAACTACAGACAGAACGTGAAACCTTAGAGGCTTGGTATAAAGAGAGCAACACTACTCTGCAAGAGGCTACTGCTGCCGAATTAGAAATTATCGGTGGTAAGAATGAAGCTAAGCTTCGTCTTGAGCAAGAGTATCAAGCACAACTTTATGAACTAAAGCAACAAGAAAGCGAAATGGTTCGTAACGCTGCTAGAGGCATGTATGATGATCTTGGTAGCCTGCTGTCTATGTTTGCAGGTAAATCTAAGGCCGCTGCTATTGCCTCTATCGCTTTGAATAAAGCCCTAAGAATTGGGGAAATTGTTCAGAACACGGCTGCTGCACAGGTTAGAGCATATGCTGAACTTGGCCCTATTGCTGGTTCTGCTGCTGCTGCTCGTATTGGTTTGTTCGGTAAGATACAAGCTGGTATCGTGGCTGCTACAGGGCTTGCAGAGGCCGCTAACGTAGGGGGCGGTTCTGGTGGTGGGGGTACAGGTGGTTCTGGACCTTCTAGTGTATCAGGGCCTAGCCCTGTAAGCAGTGGACAACCACAGACAGTGTATATTGATAGTATTACGCCAGACGCACTTTACTCTGGTCAAACACTAATCAACCTGTTTGAAGCTTTCTATAAAGAGAATGATAACCAAGGTAGAGTTTTTGTTGTTAGGGGAAGATAAATGACAATCAAGATCATTAACACTCCATCTGACGTAGACTCTTTGCCTACTGTTCTTTGGGACAACGTGTTTGCTAAAGGGGTTCTGTCTGCATCGGGTGGAACTCCTACCTCTTATCCAGTAGGTAATGCTACTACAGAAGATACTGTTACCTATTGGAAACCCCTTTTTTTACCAGCGTCTATGATTGTAGATGTTGGTGTTGCAACAGAGGCAGATTGCTTTGCTGTTGTGGGGCACGACTGCGGTTCAAGAGCATCTACCCTAACTCTGGAAAGTTCTGTAGACAATGTTTCATGGACCACCAGAGCCTCAATTCTACCCACTGACGATACAACTATTATGGTTCTGTTTCCTCTTGTTAGTGCTAGGTATTGGCGTTTGGTTGTATCTGGTTCTGCTGCTCCTATTATATCTGTGGTCATGCTTGGGAAAAGGTTTAACTTTCCTGCTGGCGTCAAAGCCCCTTACAAACCTGTTTGGCTATCTCAAACGTATGAACTGATTGTTGCTCAAACTATGGGTGGTCAGTTCTTAGGTAACAAGGTTATTAAGATTGGTGGGGAGACACAGATTAACTTGGTAGCTTTTGAGAGGTCTTACGCTGAAAACGATCTGCTACCTTTCAGAGAGCACTACAATCTAGGTAAAGCCTTTGTGTTTGCCTCTGGACCCTCTATCTTTGAGAAAGATGTAGGCTATGTCTACCGTAAAGAAGGTTCTATCTTATCCCCGACATTTGATACTAATGGCTCTTGGATGAGTGTTAGTATGGAGGTTTACTGTTATGGCAAATAGCCAACCCTTTCAAGTCGTAGAGTTCGATATGGACTACTGCAACCTCACCTATGGTACTGCCCCTTGTGCAGCGGCCCTCGGGGTTACAGGGCAATACAAATGCTTTAACACATTTGCTACTTGTCAATCCAGTCTGAATTTCGACAAAGGGGTAAAGACAGTAAAATATTGCTACAACAGGGGTAACGTACCTTTAGGGCTTGACGCTTTTCCGGTTCTAAGGGACGTTAGCCTGTTCACTTCCACAGTGAATATTGCGGGTGCAAATGAAGGACAAGGAGCCTTTGGTCGTAGAGGCACAGTGTCTATCACACTAAATGACTTCCCAGATGGGGACCAATTTTTTGATAAATACCGTGACCAGAGAATTTCTGGGGCTGCTCAAGTTGATGCTATAGGTTACAATCCTGTTGAGTTTGGTAGCCACTTCACCAAGTTAAAAGCAAGATTTCCTTACTACGCTAACAGACCACTTAGAGTTTTAGATGGTGAACTGGTCAATGATGTGTTTGTAGTCAACAAGACCAGACACTTTATTATTACTAATTTTAGTGGACCTGATGATAGCGGTAAATTTGTCATTGAAGGTAAAGACGTTCTCGCCTTAGCTGACGATAAGAAAGCACTAGCACCCAAACCCTCTCGTGGTAAGTTGGGTGTTGCCATTGGAACGGGTCTTGTTACCTTTAACCTTACCCCTGTGGGTATCGGTGTAGAATACGCAACTAGCGGATACGCAAGTATTGGTTCAGAGATTGTTACCTTCACCCGTTCAGGTGATAATATAACATTAACTGGTCGTGGTTTAGAAGGTACGGTAGCTAGTAATAAAAGTATAAACGACACTTTCCAACAGGCTATAAAACTTACTTCCACTAGGTTGGACGACTTCTTAGAAGACCTTCTGATTAACTATGCTAAAGTTGATCCTTCTTTTGTACCCAAGGTTTCTAAATGGGAGCCTCTAGTAACTAGGTGGATGAGCAATACGAGGCTTGACACTGTTATCACAAAACCTACTGGTGTTGCACAGCTTGTTGGTGAACTAGCTTCTCTTGGTATTTCTATCTGGTGGGATGATGTGTTGCAGGAAATCTCCCTGCTGCCAAACACACCCGTATCACAGAGCAATATCTCTGTAGGCTACTAGTTCTAAACCTTCCCACTTAGCCACAAAAGGAGTGGCTAGAGCGATAGTAGCGGCAGCAGTTCCCGCTATTACTTTATTTTTTAAACCCACTTTTG